AGGTGAGATATATGAAATACAAAACTTTCAGATAGCATTACCAAAAGAACGCAGCGTGTATAGCAACAAAGATAAAAAGTGGAAACAGTTTGAATATCCAAAAGAATTAGGTAGACTTAAAAACATATTTGACTGGAGAGCTTACGCTGAAGAAAAAAAAGCTGATTGGTTTGATTATATAGATAAAGAGTTTAAACGTAGAGAGGAAGGTTTTTGGTTTAACAACAAAGGCAAAGCCACATACATAACCGGTACTCACTATATGTATCTACAGTGGAGCAAGATAGATGTAGGAGCGCCAGACTTTAGAGAAGCTAATAGATTATTTTATATATTCTGGGAAGCTTGCAAAGCAGATAAAAGATGTTATGGTATGTGTTACCTTAAAAATCGTCGTTCTGGTTTTTCTTTTATGTCATCAGCTGAAACAGTTAATCAAGCCACAATATCAAGTGATGCAAGATTTGGAATACTATCTAAAACAGGAGCTGATGCTAAAAAAATGTTTACCGACAAAGTTGTACCTATATCAATTAACTACCCGTTTTTCTTTAGTCCTATTCAAGATGGTATGGATCGGCCTAAATCCGAACTCGCCTATAGAGTACCTGCGTCTAAGTTTACTAGAAAGAAAATTACAGCAAACGAAAAGCTAGAAGATTTACAAGGATTAGATACAACTATAGACTGGAAAAATACAGGTGACAATAGCTATGACGGTGAAAAATTAAAGCTTTTAGTACACGATGAGAGTGGCAAGTGGGAGAGACCCGATAATATATTAAACAACTGGAGAGTTACAAAAACATGTTTACGATTAGGTAGTAGAATTATAGGTAAATGCATGATGGGCTCAACATCAAATTCATTAGACAAGGGTGGAGAAAACTTTAAAAGATTATATAACTCATCAGACGTTACTAAGCGAAACAGAAATGGACAAACAGCGTCTGGTTTATATTCTCTTTTTATCCCAATGGAGTGGAACTACGAAGGATTTATTGATGAGCACGGAAGCCCAGTCTTCGATACTCCGGATCATGAAATCTTCGATCCACACGGGGAGCTAATAGATATAGGCGTTGTAAACAGTTGGCAAAACGAAGCTGACGGTTTAAAAGGAGATCAAGATGCTTTAAACGAATTTTACAGGCAATTTCCAAGAACAACAGAGCATGCTTTTAGAGATGAAACAAAAAATAGTATATTTAATTTAGTAAAAATATACGAGCAGATAGATTATAATGAGGAAATGTCTAGAACACTAGGTGTTACTAAAGGTAATTTCCAATGGGTTAACGGTATAAAAGACTCTAAAGTAATATTTTATCCAGATCCAAAAGGTAGATTTAAAATAAGTTGGGTACCACCAACTAATATACAAAACAAAGTTGTAATAAAAAATGGTATTAAACATCCTGGTAACGAACATATGGGCGCTTTTGGTTGCGATAGCTACGATATATCAGGAACTGTAGATGGTGTAGGCTCTAAAGGCGCTTTACATGGTTTAACTAAGTTTAGTATGGAAGACGCTCCTGCTAATCAGTTTTTTTTAGAATATTTAGCAAGGCCACAAACAGCAGAGATATTCTTTGAAGACGTTCTAATGGCATTAGTATTTTACGGGATGCCTATACTAGCAGAGAATAATAAACCTCGTCTATTGTACTATTTAAGAAGACGTGGTTACAGGGGTTTTAGCATGAACAGACCTGATAAGATTTGGAATAAATTATCTATAGCTGAAAAAGAAGTTGGTGGAATACCTAACTCAAGCGAAGATATAAAACAAGCTCACGCTGCAGCTATTGAAATGTATATTCAATCTCATGTAGGTATAAATCAAGAAGGTGTTTTTGGTAGTTGTTATTTTAATGAATTACTAAACGACTGGGCTAAGTTTGATATAAACAAAAGAACAAAACACGATGCTTCTATTAGTTCTGGTTTAGCTATCATGGCTAACAACAGACATTTATACACACCAAACGCACCGGTACAAAAACCTAAACTAAACTTAAGTATTGCTAAGTATATAAACAAAGGTGATACATCTAAATTAATCAAAAAATAAATATGGCAGAGTCTGTTATAAATAATTATTTTCCAAGCCAAGTTGTAAGCGACCTGGAAAAAATGAGCTATGATTATGGTTTAAAAGTAGCTAAAGCTATTGAAACCGAGTGGTTTCATACTGATCGAGGCTCTAATAAATACAGAAGTAATCAAAATGATTTTCACAAACTAAGATTATATGCTAGAGGTGAACAATCAATACAAAAATATAAGGATGAGTTGTCTATAAACGGTGATTTATCCTATCTTAATTTAGATTGGAAACCAGTACCAATTATACCTAAATTTGTGGATATAGTTGTTAATGGTATTGCTGAAAGAACTTATGATATAAAAGCGTATTCGCAAGATCCATATGGTGTTGAAAAAAGAACTAAATATATGGAGTCTGTTCTAGCTGATATGAGAACAAAAGAGCTAAATGACTTTGCTGAAGAGGCTTTTGGTATTGATCTTTATGAGAATAATCCTGAAACGCTACCTGGATCTGAAGATGAATTAACCTTGCACATGCAACTTAGTTATAAGCAGTCCGTAGAAATAGCAGAAGAACAAGCTATTAACACTCTTTTAGAAGGTAATAAATATGAGCTTACTAAAAAACAATTTTATTACGATCTTACTGTTTTAGGTATTGGTGCTGTAAAAACTTCTTTTAACACCTCAGAGGGTGTTGTGGTTGATTACGTTGATCCAGCAGATTTAGTTTATTCTTATTCTGAATCTCCTTATTTTGACGATATATACTATGTTGGTGAAGTTAAAAGTATACCTATAAATGAATTAGTGAAACAGTTTCCACATTTATCTCCTGAGCAGCTAGAAGATATAGTTAAAAGTAAAGGTTATAAACAAGCAAACTACAATAAATCAGGGTCTAATTTAAAAGAAGAAGACAATAATAAAGTTCAGGTTTTATATTTTAATTATAAAACATATATGAACGAGGTTTATAAAGTTAAAGAAACTGGTACTGGTGCTGATAAGATATTACCAAAAGACGATAGTTTTAATCCACCAGAAAATGAAGGTAATTTTGGAAAATTACAAAGATCTATAGAGTGTTTGTACGATGGGGCAATGATTTTAGGAACAGACAAGCTGTTAAAATGGGAGATGGCTAAAAACATGATGAGGCCAAAGAGTGATTTTACTAAAGTAAAAATGAACTACGCTATAGTTGCGCCACGTATGTATAAAGGTCGTATCGAGTCACTAGTACAACGTATAACTGGTTTTGCTGATATGATACAGCTTACACATTTAAAACTACAGCAAGTGTTATCACGTATGGTTCCAGATGGTGTTTATTTAGATGCTGATGGTTTAGCTGAAATAGATTTAGGTAATGGTACAAACTATAATCCACAAGAAGCTTTAAACATGTTCTTTCAAACAGGATCTGTTATAGGTAGATCATTTACAAGTGAAGGTGACATGAACCCAGGTAAAGTGCCAATACAAGAAATACAGTCGGGTTCTGGTGGGCAGAAAATGCAAAGTTTAATTGGTACGTATAACTATTACTTGCAAATGATTAGAGATACTACCGGGCTTAATGAAGCTAGAGATGGTAGTATGCCAGATAAAAACGCTTTAGTTGGAGTTCAGAAGTTAGCCGCAGCAAATAGTAACACAGCAACAAGACATATATTACAAGCTGGTTTATTTTTAACAGCTGAAACTGCTGAATGTTTATCGCTTAGAATATCTGATATTATAGAATATTCACCAACTAAAAATGCTTTTATACAAGCTATAGGAGCTCATAACGTAGCTACTTTAGAGGAAATGTCTAATTTACATTTATATGATTTTGGTATATTTATAGAATTAACTCCTGATGACGAGGAAAAAGCTATGCTTGAAAATAATATACAAATGGCGTTGCAACAACAATTAATTGAACTTGCCGACGCTATAGATCTTAGAGATATTAAAAATATTAAACTAGCTAATCAGCTTTTAAAAATACGTAGAGATAAAAAATTAAAAAACGACCAAGCAATACAGCAACAAAACATACAAGCCCAAGCGCAAGCTAACATGCAAACACAGCAAGCGTCAGCGCAAATGGAGTTGCAGAAAGCCCAAGCATTAGCACAAGGCGAAGCACAACTCGAGCAAATGAAAGCGCAGATTGAGGCACAAAAAATGCAGCAAGAGGTCATGCATAAAAAAGAACTTATGCAGTTAGAGTTTCAGATGAACATGCAATTAAAACAAATGGAAGTTGAATCTGTTAAAGGAAAAGAAAAAGAAAAAGAAGATCGTAAGGATGAAAGAACAAAAATTCAAGCAACTCAACAAAGCGAGATGATTGATCAAAGAAATAATCAAAAACCACCTAAAAACTTTGAGTCCGCAGGTAATGATATATTAGGAGGCGGATTTGATTTAGGTAGCTTTGATCCTAGGTAAAAATTATTAATTATTATTATATTATATTATGGAAGAAAAACTAGAAGAAGTAGTTGAAGAAACTACACAACCAACTGTAGAAACAGTTGAAGAAACTAAATTTAAAAGCGCTGGAAATGACAACGTTATTAAAGTAGATTTAAACAAACCACCAACACCAAAAGAAAAACAAAATGAAACTAAAAAAGATAACCCTGACGACAAGGGAGTGGTTACAGAGCCTGATAATGCCGAGTCCACAGAAAAACAAGAAGAAGTACAACCGGAAGCTGAAACACAAGAAACTCCAGTATTAGAAGAAATAACCGATGAAGAGGTTAAAGAAGAAACAGAAGAGCTAGCAAGCGAAGTTGAAGAAGCCGTTGCTGAAGCTCAAGAAACTGGTAAAGCAATACCTGAAAATTTACAAAAAGTTGTAGATTTTATGGAAGAAACCGGGGGTACATTAGAAGATTACGTACGTCTTAATCAAGATTTTTCTAATTATGACGATATGACAGTGCTTAGGGAGTACTATAAACAAACAAAATCTCACTTAACAGATGATGAAATTAGTTTTTTAATAGAAGACTCGTTTTCATATGATGAAGAAGAAGATGAGTTAAGAGAGGTTAAAAAGAAAAAAATAGCGTTAAAAGAGCAAGTTGCCAACGCTAAAAGCCATCTGGACGGGCAAAAGTCCAAATACTATGAAGAAGTTAAGGCTGGTTCTAGGTTAACGCCAGAACAACAAAAAGCAATGAGCTTTTTTAATAGATATAACAAAGAGTCGGAAGAAACTCAAAAAATAGCAGAAAAACAAACTAATACTTTTAAATTAAAAACTAAACAAGTTTTTAACGATAAATTCAAAGGTTTTGAATACAACGTCGGGGATAAGAAGTATAGGTTTAATGTAAACAACGCTGAAGAGGTGAAAGAAACACAAAGCGATATTAATAATTTTGTCAAGAAGTTCTTGAATGAAAAAAATGAAATGTCAGACGCTAAAGGTTATCATAAGTCTCTATTTACAGCAATGAATTCCGATGCTATTGCTAATCACTTTTATGAACAAGGTAAGGCTGACGCTATGAAAGATAGTGTTGCTAAATCTAAAAACGTAAGTATGGATCCTAGACAGTCATTTTCTAATGACAACACTAGCGGGCCAAAAGTAAGAGTGCTTAACAATGATTCTCCTAACTTTAAGTTTAAAATTAAAAACAATAAATAAATAAAAATTTAAAAAAACAATATTATGGCAATTACAGCAGGAGATAATTTAAATAGTGTTGCAACTTCTACTCAGATGACGTTAGTTAATAACTATATCGATTTTACGGCAGCTGGTACAGAAGGTTGGGCACAACAATACTTGCCTGACTTAATGGAAAAAGAAGCTGAAGTGTTTGGTAACAGAACAATTTCAGGTTTTTTATCGCAAGTTGGAGCAGAAGAGGCAATGTCCTCAGACCAAGTAATCTGGTCAGAACAAGGAAGATTACATTTAAGCTACAATGGTACACTAGATGTATCAGCAAACCAAATTACTATTGGTAATGATTTAGATGGTAATGCTGGAGCGGCGAACCACGGTATTAGAGTTGGTGATACTATATTAGTATCAAGCTCTCGTGATGGTGCAACTACACAATGTTACGTTAAAACTAGAACAGCGGGTGCTGCTACTATAGTGGCTTTACCTTATAAAGCAGCTCTTATGTCTGATGCAGCGGCAGGAACACTTTCTGATGGTACTTGTACTGTGATGGTGTATGGATCTGAATTTGCAAAAGGTACAGCTGGACAAACCTCTTCTAATGAACCAGTTCACAAAAGTTTCACAAACAAACCAATTATATTAAAAGACTTTTATCAAATCAATGGATCTGATGCGTCTCAAATTGGTTGGGTTGAAATTTCTGGTGAAGATGGTCAAAACGGTTACCTATGGTACTTAAAAGCAGAGGGTGATACTAGATCTCGTTTTTCTGATTACGTAGAAATGTCAATGGTTGAATCTGTTAAAGCTTTAGCAGCTTCTACAATTCACGATGACACGGGTTACGTGCCGGCTACATCTACTATAGCAGCTACTGACCCTGGTACTGAAGGTTTATTTGCAGCTATCGAAGATAGAGGTAATTTAACTTCTGGTGTTACTGGTGTTAACGCTTCTACTGATTTAGCTGAATTTGATGCTATCTTAGCTGAATTTGATAAGCAAGGTGCTATTGAAGAAAATATGTTATTCGTTAATAGAGCTACGTCTCTTGCGTTTGACGATATGTTAGCTTCAATGAATTCTTACGGTGCTGGTGGTACTTCTTACGGAGTATTCAACAACTCTGAAGACATGGCATTAAATTTAGGTTTCTCTGGTTTCAGAAGAGGTTCTTATGACTTCTACAAATCTGACTGGAAATATCTAAATGACAAAGCTACAAGAGGTGGAGCGGTTGAAGCTTCTAGCGCAATTAGAGGTGTTGTTGTACCAGCAGGTGTATCTACTGTATACGATGGAACTTTAGGTAAAAACTTAAAGAGACCATTCTTACATGTTAGATATAGATCAGGTCAAACAGAAGACAGAAAAATGAAAACTTGGATTACTGGTTCAGTTGGAGGAAACATTACAACTGATATAGATTCGATGAATGTTCATTATTTATCTGAAAGATGTTTAGTAGTACAAGGTGCAAACAACTTTATGTTGATGAACTAAGCACAATTATTTAAGGATCGAGGCTTCGGCCTCGACCCTTTATTTTATTAATTTTATTATATATTATATTATGGCTAAAAAACAAACAAAAGCCTCATACCAAGGAGATCCTGGTGATGAGCATGTAGAAAAAGTAGTAACGGTTATGGAAACTCCAAAACCAAAAGTAAAAGTTGAATCTAAAAAACCAACTTGGGAAATAAAAGATAGACAATATTATTTAAGAGGTAATTTAAGTCCTTTAAGTTGTAGCATTAAATCTTCAAATATATACTGGTTTGATGAAGAAAAAGGATATGAAAGAGAAATAAAATGTACTTCTAACCAAAGAACTCCTTTTGTTGATGAAATGGTGGGTGATCAAAGATTAGAGCACGTTGTATTTAGAAACGGAACTTTGTTTGTACCTAAAAATAAAGTTGTTTTACAAAAAATATTATCACTATATCATCCAGACAAAGATAGAAAGTTTCATGAAAAAGACTATCAACAAGAGGCTGTTACTGAAATAAATTTATTAGAAACAGAAATAAAAGCACTAAACGCTGCTCAATCTATAGATATAGACATGGCTGAGGCTGTTATGCGTGTAGAACTAGGCTCTAAAGTCTCAGAGATGAGTTCTAAAGAGCTTAAACGTGATTTACTATTATATGCTAAAAGAAACCCCGCGTTATTCTTAGATTTAGTAAACGATGATAATGTTCAACTTAGAAACTTTGGTATTAAAGCAACTGAGTTAGGTATGTTAAAACTATCACAAGATCAAAGAACATTTAGCTGGGGTAGTAATGACAGGAAGTTGATGAATGTCCCATTTGATGAACATCCATATTCAGCTTTAGCCGCTTGGTTTAAAACTGATGAAGGTATGGAAATATATGCAAATATAGAAAAACAATTAAAATAATCAAACTGTAGGAGCGGTCGCT